TGCGCGACCACGCCGAGGGCGTGACCAAGCGCGCGCAGAGCAGACTTCACCTTGGCCAAGGTGGGACTCCTTTCAGTTGGTGGGACGGTTAGCCGCTGTGCCCAGCGCCGCCGAGGACGGCTGAGATCAGGGCCAGCAGGCCAGCACCGGGGATGCCCCAGCGCCAGCGCTCGTTGGAGCGGATGCGCTCCTCGTGGTCCTCGACCATGTGACCGAGGGAGTCGAGCTTCTCCTCAATGCGCGCCGTGCGCTCAGAGACCTCGACGAGCATTTCCAGTGCAGATGCCACTACGCAGACCCCCGCAGGTTGAATCCGTCGTCGACATGAACAGGGTCGGTGCCGCCGTTGAAGAAGCCGGGCTGATCGCCGGAGCGCAGCCCGTAGCGCGGGGCGACCTTCTTCAGCAGCGTCCCGAGGGGCACCCAGCCGCGGCCGGGCACGTAGGCCTCGCCGTCGAGGGCGTGGCCGGTCAGGTGGTTCGAGTTCTGCACGCCGCCCACGGCCGAGTTGTGCTCCGCAGAGCGGCGGCCGGAGGTGACGCGGATCTTCGTGGCCCCCGCGGCCTGCGAGGCCTGCGCGAGCTTGGTCAGGAAGCCGGCGTCCTCGCCCTTCGTCGGCGTTCCGGTGAAGAAGCCCGGGTCGACCTTCGCTCCCTGGAGCAGCGGGGCCTGGAAGCCGGGGTCGACGCTCGGCCCCTGCGGTGTGAGCTTGCTGCCCGTGCTCGGCTGCGCGCCGAACTGAGACGTTGCGGCCTGGAGCTGGAAGCGCGAGAGGGCGAGCTGCAGGAGCGGGTTCTGCTGCCCCTGCACGGTCTGCCCCATGGCCTGCAGTAGGCCGAGGACCGGCGACGCGACGGGAGCGCTACCTCCCTGCGGAGAGAGCGCCGGCACCCCGCCGCCAACGGGTAGGCCGGAGCCGACAGCGCCGCCGTAGCGGGAGGAGGCCTTGGCGATCTCGCCCTGGACGTCGGCGGGCCGCTCGAACTTCGAGGCGATGGCCGCGATGGCCTTCTGCCCCTTGAGCCCGCCCGCGACCTTCTGGATGGCGTCGAGCGCGTACGCGTAGCCCTGCGGACTGTTGGCGAACTGCTGCGGGTTGGCCACGCTCGGGAGCGCCCCGCCCTTGTGGAGCTGGAACGGTCCGAACGAGGTGCCGTTGTCGCCGACGGCTCCGTTGAAGCCGCCCTCCACGGAGGCGATGGCGAGCACCGCGTTGGGATCGAGCCCACGCTGTCGCGCCATGCGGGCGATCAGCTCGGCCCTGGGGTTCGCCATGGGCAACCTCCTCTGGTACGTTGACGTCGTGAAACGCGAGCAGCTGCCCGCTGAGGACTGGTTCGAGCGCGTTCCGCGCACGAGCGCAGGCAGCGGCCTGAGCAAGCCGCACATCGCGTTCCTCGTGCCGGCCGGCATCCTCCTCGGACTGCTGGCGGTCGGGGTCGCGGTGCTGCTCGCGTCAGGCCTGCTGCACGCGCTGCACTAGCGGCCCAGGCTCTTCTGGTAGGCCGCTTCGTGCGGGTCGTACTCTTTGATCGGCACGCCGAGGAACGAGAGCGCCTCTGCGGTCCGGTCGCGGTTCGGGTAGAGCCGAGACGGCTTCTTCGGCTTCGCGACGCGGGAGATCGGCAGGTTCTCCATCATGGAGGCCAGCGTCTTCGCGACCACCGAGCCGGGGCCGACCTGGCCGCTGTTCTGGCTGCCCTTCGCGTACGCGTCGAGTAGGCCGGCGACGAACGGGTTCAGTCCGAGGCTCTGAAGGTCCTCGGTGCCCCCGCGCCGCAGCTGCTCCAGCGTGGCGTACGGGTTCGCGCCCTGCGTGCTGAGCACGCGGATCGTGCCGTCCTTGCCCTGGCCGAGGCCGATGGCCCCGCGCAGGAACGACGGAACATCGCCCAGCTCCAGGTTCTCCTTCTCGTTCCCGATAGCGCCGATCTGGCCGAGGATGTTCGCGCGGAGCGGGGCATCCGTCGCCAGGTGCGCCGTCGTGGTGACGATGGCCTTGTACCAGGCGTAGAAGGGGAGCGTGTTGCGCAGAACGTTGCGCTCGAACGGCGAGAGCCCGAGGTAGTCCCCGAGCGCGCGGTTGACCTGCTTCGAGATCGCCCGCTGGTACACCTTGCCGCCCTTGCCTTCGAGGAGCTTGCGCGCCGCCGCCTCGAACGTGCGCGTGTCACGCGGCATCTGCGCGTACACGGCCTTGAACTCGGGGCTCTTGCGGATGAAGTGACGCACCAGCGCCCGCCGCGGGTATTCCTCGGCGAGCTTGGACGTCAGCTTCGGCAGCGCCCCCGTCGTCCGCTTGGCGACGTTGGTGACCTTCCCGCCCACCGTGCGCTCAGTGGCCGGCGACTGGGTGAGGCCGAACGTGCCGTGCGTCTGCTCCGGGAAGAACTCCTTGTAGAGGTCCCGGCGCAGCTCCGGCGGGGTGGCCTTCGAGTTGAGCACCTTCAGGCCCGCCTCGCGGCCGTGCGTCTCCAGGATCGCGCCGAACAGGTCGCGCAGCGCCCCCTGGCCGCCCGTGCGGACGGAGTACATGATCGAGTTGCCGACGAGGTTGTTCGTCAGGAAGCCGACACGCAGGCCGAGCACTGCAGCCCGCCACACGGCGAGCGGCTTCTTCAGGAACGTGTGCACGAACTCGTTCGACTTCGTGAACTCGCCCGTGGCCGCCTTCGACGTGCTCTTCGGGACGATGAAGTACTTCTTGCCCGTCGTGAGCGCCTGGTTGATGTCGGTCGTCGTGAAGCCCTGCGCGGCGAGCGGACTGTTCTGCAGGTTGTGCGCGTTCGGCACGAGCTGATCCAGCGGCGTGTGCGCGACTCCCTCCGAGCGGAGGTCGCCGGGGATCTTGGTCGACGCCTTCGGGCGGACGAACTCCCAGCCCTGCGGCAGCTGACCGCCGTGCACCATTTCGAGGTAGTCGCGAGTGACCGGCATCGAGCCGCGCACGAGCGCGTTGTGCACCTCGTCGTACTTCCCGAGTGTCACGCGCCGCAGGAACTCCGGCCCGAGCAGATCGGTGCGGAGGTGCACCTTGCCGTGCGTGAACAGGAAGCCGGTGTTCTTCTTGGCGGTGCCCGGCTTGCGCGGCACGCCCTTGCCCCCGCCCTCGGCGGCGAACGGGCTCTTGGCCCGGACCTCCTCCGGCTTGTGCGGGAAGTAGTACGGGTCGCCCGTGATCTCCTTCGGCTTGCGCCCAAGCGCCTCGGCGACGTGCTGCTTGGTGAGGTCCGGCCGGAACAGCTCGGCCTCGTCGGACAGGCGGCCCTGCTCCTTGAAGAGCTTCGCCCCCTCCTCCGAGAGCTGCCGAATCGCCGGCTCGGCGATCTGCATGCGCTTCGACGGGTTGAGCACGAGGTCGCGGACCTTCGGCGTCAGCGTCGCTTCGTTGCGCGTGCCGCGCCACAGGTCGGCGAGATCGTCGGGGTGGATGTCGGCGGCCCGGATGTGCAGCGCCGCCCACTCGTCCGGCCGCAGCCGCTTCGTCGCCTTGACGTACGGCTCGATGGCCGTCGCCTTGCCGAGCGCGGTCTGCGTCGCGTGCTGCTGGATCTGCTTGCCGTACGCCTTCATCTCGCCGCCGATGCGCTTCTGCGTGCCGGGGACGCGTACGCCCTCCGGTGCCTTGCGCCTCGCCGCCTCGGCCACCTTCTGCACGCCCTTCGTGATCGGGGCCGTCGACGTCAGGTCGACGTGCTGCGGCCCCTTCCCGGTGGCTGCCCTGCGCGGGGAGCGAGTGACGACCGAGCCGCGCTCGGTGATGCTCGCGAGCTTGGCGCTGCCGGTGGCCTCGCCGAGCTTGCCCGCCGCCCCCGCGCCGCCGCCGACGACCGTCAGGGCGTCCACGATGGGCTGGAGCGGGTGGTTGTAGAGGTGGCTGCCGACGTCGTGCCCGTAGTAGTCCCGGTACTGCTTCACGATGCCCTTGCCGATGTTCGTCAGCCGGTGCCCGTTCTTGCCGTGCAGCGAGTCCACCTCGTCGAGCACGGTCGCCTTGCCGATCTCGTACAGGCCGGGCGCGATGCCGACGGCGGTTTGACCGATGTCCTTGCCGAGGTTCTCGGCCGGCGTCACGACCGTCTTCTTCACGAAGTGAAGGAAGCCGTGGCCGCCGGACTTCTTCGGCGCTTGCGTCTTCGGCCGGTTGCTCAGGCCGAGGATGTCCTCCGGCGTTGGCGTGCCGGAGCTGCTCGACCCGCCGAGCCCGAGGATCTCCTGCGGGGACGGTGCGGCCATGCTACTGCGCCTTCGGAGGAACGCCGTTGATCGGGCTGTACGGGCTGCCCGTGTAGTAGATCTGCGTGATGGCGTTGTCGACGGCCGCCTTCGGTAGGCCCGCCGCGAGCATCTTCGCCCGCGCGTCCTGCACCGAGAGGCCCGCCTGGAACGCCACCTTCGCCGTCTCGATGGCATGCGGCCCTGCCAGCGCGCCCCACGGCCGGCCGTTCTCGCCCGGCGCGTACTGCGCGTTGATCTGCGCGATGACCTTCTTGCGGTTGTCCGGCGAGAGCGCGTTCGCGCGCTTGATCGCGTCCTGGTAGGAGACCTGGCCCGTCTGCTTGCGCACGCTCCGGTAGACCGGGTTGCCGTTGCGGTCGGGGTTCGGTTCGGCCTCGGACGTGATCGCGGACTTGCCGGCCTTCCAGGTCGACACGAGGTTCGCCGCGTCCTTGTCGGAGATCGCCTTCGGCGTCGTGGCCTTCTTGACCGTGGCGTCCGCGCGCTGCTTCGAGATCGCGTTGCGCGTGGCCCCCTGGTCCTCCAGGACCTGGTCGTGCCGCCTGCGCTCGGCGAGCCCGGCAGCAGAGACGGCCGCGGAGGTGCGGTCGCCGATGATGCGGGCTGCGTTCGCCGCGTCGGTGCCGGTGAGCGCGTTCGGGTCGACCTTGAGGTACTTCCCGAGCAGCGTCCGGCCCTCCGGGGTGAGGCCCCCGGTCTGCGGGTCGTACGTCGCCGACAGAATCGCGAGGATCTTGTTCTGCGACTCGCTGTCCGCGAGCTGCCGCCTGTCGAGCCCGAGCTGCGCGTTCGCACGCGCGTCACCCTTCTGCTGGCCGATCACGCTGTTGTTCGCGCCGACGATGCTCGCGAGCTGGGACACGCGGTTGCCGCGGACGTCGTTGTTCGCGCCCAGGATCTGGAGCAGCCGGTTCGCCTGCGCGTCCCGGATCTGGTTGTTCTGGCCGAGGATGTCGTAGCCGTACTGCGCCTCGGCCGCGCCCTTCTGCGCAGTCAGGTCCTGCACGTTCTGGAAAGCACCCGCCAGGAGGCGCGCATTGGCCGCCTGCTGCGAGTTGAGCGCCCCGGCCTTACCCAGGTTCAGGATCGGGACGATGTCCGCGTTGTAGGCGTCCTGGATCGCTCCGAGGGCACCCAGCGTGCCGACGTTGTCCGCGCCCGCTGCAGCAACGGCCGGGGCCGCCGCATTGGCCCCGCCGCCGAGGCTCGCGAGGATGGCCGCGTTCGCGTCACGCTCGGATCCCTGGACTGCCTTGAACGTGTTCGAGTCCGCCTGCGCCGCCCGGCCCTGCGAGTCCAGCACCTGCTGGTACCAGTTGCCGACGTTCGCGAGCATCTGCGCGTTGTCGGACTGCTGCTGCTTGAGCGCGGCCTGCGCGTCGGCGATGGCCTGGTCGTACTGCGTACTTGCGAGCGTCCCCGCCACCGAGGGGTTGATGAGCTGCGCGCCCCTGTTCGCGAGGGAGGTCGGCAGGAGCTGCGCGCCCTGGTTCACGAGCGACGTCGGGAGCAGCGTGTAGCCGCCCTTCGTCGTCGCCGGCACGCTGGCCTTCGGCGCGGGGCCGATCTTCAGCTGTGAAGCCATGCTGGCCTCCTCTCTAGTGGATGGTGTAGACGCCCTGCTTCTTGTTCGCGGACGCGCGCTGGCCGGCCGCCGGGCCGTACGTGATGCCGTACGTCGCCGGGGTCGGCTTGTTCACGGTCGAGTTGGTCGGCGTCGCCGAGGATCCGTACGGCGAGGCGGGTGCATCCACCGTGCCGCCCGAGTCCCCGCCGCCGGCCTGGCCGTAGCCGACCGACTGCTGCGACATGAGCTGCGCCTGCAGTGCGGCCTGCAGGGCCTGCATCTTCGACTGGAGGATGGACTGGTTCATGGACGTCTCGGCCCCCGTCTGCGTCGCGTCGTAGCCGTGCAGCGCGCCCTGGAGGCCCGTGCCCAGCTGGAACGAGCCCTGGCCGAACTGGTACTTCGCCTGGGTCTCGCCCTGCGCCGCGAGGCCGCCGCCGATGCCCCGCGCCGCAGCCGCCTCGTGCGCGTTCTGCGCGTCGATGGCGCTGCCGCGGAGGAGCTGCTGGTACGTGCCGTACGGGTTGCTCGGGTCGACGCGGAGGTTCGACAGCGCCCCCGAGGTGGGGTCGATGTCCGCGAGGTAGCCGGACTGCCGGAGCGTGTCAAGGCGCTGCTGATTCAGCCGCGCGACTGCGTTCTGGTAGCCGGTCTTGGCCGCCAGCTCGGACTGCAGGTAGATGTCCGCGCCGGGGATCGGCGTCTCGTATGTGCTCACGGCTTACGTCCCGAGTGCGACGTAGTGAACGTCCACGGTCTTGCCAGTCACTGCGCCCGCGAAGCCCGGCCCGCCGTTCGTGAGGACGCCGACGAAGCCCGTGGTGGACTTGCTGACGATCTGCACGACGAGCGGCTTGGTGCTGTCGGTGGCCGCGTTCGCCACAACTGCAGCGCACGCGGTGGGGAACGCAGTGCCGAAGTTGATCGTGAACTGACCGGAGCCGTCGGACGTGATGTTGACCACCGCGCCCTGGACCTTCGTGGCCAGCTCGGTGAAGCCCACCGCCCCGTTCGCGATCTCAGCGGAGCCGACGGCGTCCGCATTGATCTGCGCGTTAGAGGCCGTGCCCGAGAGATCGCCGCCCATCGGGGGGTCACTTCCCGTCGCCGCAACCGTGACGTCTACTTGGTCGCTGCCGGAGTTGTCCGTGACGGTGAGCGTGATCCCCGAGCCCTGGATCAGGTTCAGGTTGCGGCGCGTTCCGATCAGCGTGCCGCCTTTCTTGACGGGGAGCTTGTTGGCGGTGTTGATGAGACCGTCGATGACGTCCATGGCGGCGTTGAAGCCGAGCCCGGACGGCGCATCGACGTTCGTGTCGTACTTCGGGATCGACAGGTTGACTGTCGGCGTCCCGGTCGCGTCAGTGGCCATGCACCCCCTATCCGAGGTCGTAGATGACGAAGTGGAACGCCGAGTCCACCCAGGCTGCCGGCGTAGTCATGTAGACGTTGAAGACGGTCGCGGACGCGATGTTGATGCCGCCAACAACGGACTGCACAGCAGGAGTGACGTGTGCCACGGCATGCGGGATGCCGACGTTCAGCTTGATCGTGTAGTTGCCGGCGCTCGGGTGCGTGACCGTGAAGCCGCGCCCTCGGAACACGTTCCCCGCGCTGTCGATGATGCCGGCGATGGCGGGGAAGGGCGCGAGCTGCTTCTTCAGGTCAGTCAGCGCAGCGGGGGAAAGTTCGAGGGCTTCCCCTACTGGCACGGTCGCCGGAACCGGCAGAGGATCCGTGCGCAGGACGTCCCGAATCACCTTCGCGATCAGCGTCGTGTCGACGCCGGGAACGTGCGGGATCACTAGACCCTCCCCGCCCGCATGCGCTTGAAGCCGATCTGGTACGGCCCCATCTTCACGCGCGGCATCGTGAGGTTCTCCTGGTACACGCGGAAGCTGAAGAGCTGCGAGGCCTTCTGGAACTTCACGCGCTTCGGCAGGAGGACGCCCTGGATGATCTCGTTCCAGCTGCTGAACTGCGCCTTGAGCGCGTTCCACGTGTGGAACGACGCACGCAGCGTGTCCCACGTGAACACGCTCGCGGGGAAGGTGCTCGTGATCGTCTGGCCGAACTCGTTGAGTCCGAGCACGACGTCGATCTTGAGTGCCCCGCCCTGTGCGAGGTAGTGCATCGCGAGCAGCTTGAACTTCTTCTTGAGGAGCGCATCCCCAGCGTCGAACTTCTTCGACTCGTAGAAGAAGTCAGGGCCAGCGACACCGCCGGCCGTGGCGAAGTCGTCGAGCGCCTCCGTGTCGAAGAGCGCGTCGCCGTCGCAGACGTAGCCGTGACTGGCGTCGTTGACGACGTACCAGACCTTGTGGCCGCCGGACGCCGGCAGGACAACTGCACCCCGCACGCCGACGTTCGTCCACAGCACGGGGGCGAGCGTGGTCATGTTGATCACGACGACCCACTGCGTCACGACTTCCGCCACCGCGCCCTTGACGGGCTGGATGGTCGGGTCGAGCAGCTCGATGAAGAGCACGTAGTGGTCGCGGTCCAGCATCGACCACATGCGATGGTTGATCGGGTCGAACGTCCGCATCGAGTCGCGCCAGACCTGGCCGAACTTGTTCGCCATCAGGTTGTTCACCTGGACGCCGTCGTAGAAGTGAATCCCCTCGCGGCCCGCCCAAATGACGCCCCCGGCGTAGCTCTGCATCGACATGCCGGAGAGTGCGCCGTCGTCTGCGATCTTGTGGACCTCGAACTGACTCGGTGACGAGCCGAAGAGGCCGTACGTCTCGTTCTCCTTCGCGATGATCAGCGCGTTGTACGCAGCCATCATCCCGCGTGCGCTCTCCTGAACGTTGCTCTGCGAGCCGATGGGAGTCCAGTCGCCATCGACAGAGAGGTCGATGGCTTCAGGGTCATCGGTGTCCGACCACGCGAGCGTGTACGTGTCCTCGTGCGTCTTCGTGCCGTTGTTCAGGTAGAACTGCCGGCCGGCGTACGACGAGGTGATCCACCCCGGCTCGAACGCCCCGACGCCGTAGTTCCAGTCCCCGTCTGCGCGGAGCGCGATGTACGCGTCGTCCGCCATCGAGATCGCCGCGTTCGCCGCGAGCGTGAGCGCGCTGTCGGACTGGACGGACGCCACCTTGCCGATCCACTTCCAGTCGTTCGCGCGGTACAGGTTCCAGCTCCCGGTGTCGAGCCCCTGCAGCTTGAACTTTGTGTTCCCGCCGTTGACGGCGGTGCCCGTCGTGTCGCAGGTGATGCGACCCTTGTTCACGCGCGGGTAGATGCCGCGCAGCGACTGGATCGTGTACGCCTTCGCCGTCGAGTTGTACGGCGCGGGCGTTGAGAGCTGCAGCTGCGTGTCGGAGTCGATTCGCTGCACCATGCCGATGAGCGTCGACGTGTACGGATCGTCCGTGTTGGCGAAGAGCCACATGCCCGGCGAGATGTTGCTGAGCCAGGCCGTCCCCGAGCCCGTGACCGTGGTGAAGCCGCGCGAGATACTGACGGTGCCCGTGTTGTAGTTCGGCTTGTTGCCGCCGGCCCACCACGTCAGCGCCTGCGTCGCGCCCGTGTCGTACTTCGAGCTGGCTCCGATCATCGCGCCGCCCTTCAGGCCCGGCTTGATGTCGGTGACGTAGTACGGAGCCGTCGGCAGGTTGAACGCCCAGCCGATGTCGGCGAGCGAGAGCTGATCGTTCGAGTACGCCTTGAACGTGCCGTTCGTCGCGTCGCCCTGCAGGATTCCGACGCGCGTCGTCCCCTGCGGATCGAGCGTGGCCGCGATGCCGCTGACGGGAAGCGTCGGCTGCGCGATGCCAGCGACGACACGCACCGGCCCCCGCCTGCGGGTGAGCGCCGGGTAGTCCAGGAGCGCGTCCTGGATGTACTGCGCCTCGGTGTCCTTGATCGCGTTCGCCGGCAGCGCGACGTTCATCCCGTCGGGAGAGCCGGGGATCGTCTCCGTTTCGAGACGACTGGCCATGGCCTCACCCCCTTAGACTGGGAAGTCGATGATGTAGTCCGGGTCGGTGACGACGACGTAGTCCGGCTCGTCGTACTGCGTCTTCCACAGTTCGGAGCGGATCTTCGCGACCTTCTTGTCGTAGTGAGCTTCCATGCGGTCGCTCATTTCGGGGTCGTCGTCGAGGTCGTAGAGCTTGGCGAGCGTGCCGAAGATCAGCACCCACCAGTGCCGCACCGGGATCAGGTAGCCGGACGACGTGGTGTCCACCGTGACGGTCGGGTGCAGGCGCAGGTACCGCATGCGCGCGGTGAAGGACGCGGTGGGAACCCCCGCGAACCGCAGCTGCCCGCCCTCGAAGTAGTAGAACAGCGGGTCGCCACTCTGCGTGAGTAGGCCGGCCGCGCTCTTCTCCAGCGTGTCGAGCCGCTCGGGCCGGATGTTGCGCCCGGTCACGGGGTCGACGATCACGAGGGACGCGCGGAAGTCGCTCGGGATGTTCGTCGGCACGGCGCTCGAACCGCTGAAGGTGAGCGTCACGTCCGACTCAAGGAACGGCCACGGTTCCAGCGCGCAGAACTCACTGATCGTGTCGTTCAGCATCGCGAGCTTCGTGTTGGAGCTGGTGTCCTCGAAGCCGTAGTCGTTGATCACGGACACGATGTCCGCGGTGTTCTGCAACTACTCCACCTCCTGACTACTTGCCTGGGACGAAGATGCGTGGGAAGGGATGCGCGCCCTGCTTGCGGAGGCCGAAGTCGAAGGCCTCGACGGCTGCGCCGACCCCGTCATCTGCGTGCTTGCGGAATGCGCGCTTGCGCGCTTCGTTCTGACGGTCGACGCGCTGCGCGATCTGGCCCCCGTGCCGCTTCGTGTCGGCTTCGTACATGCGCTTCTTGATCGCCTCGGGGGCCGGCAGTTCGTAGCCGAGCCCGAGCACGGGGAAGGGGTTGCCCTCGGGGCCGTTGCGGAGGAAGACCGTCCACTGCCCGTCGAGTTGCCCGAGCACCAGCGAGCCGTCGTACTCCTCGACCGCACGTGCGGCCTGGATCTCACGCACGCTGTAGCTGTTGCCGTTGGGCAGGAAGATGCGGTCGGCGTGTACCGGCTGGAACAAGAAGGACCTCCTTCTACGGACGATGTGAAAGAAGGCCCCGGCCGACCGAATAGGCCAGCCGGGGCCGGATGCTGCAGCGGCTTAGAAGCCGGTGTCGGTGAGCCCGCTCATGACGAGCGAGTTGTTCCGACGGTTGGTACCCATGTTGGCGTACCGGTACAGGATCGACTGGAAGGCGTCCTTGTTCTGGACCCACTTCACAGCCTGACCGTCCTTCGCGAGGAAGTCCCAGTCGCCCGGCGTGAACATGCGGAAGTTCTCCGTCGGGATCAGGAAGACCTTGCCCCACGGGGCGAGGCGGTCGGTCGTCAGCGTGACCTTGCCGGCACCCTGGCTGAACGAGAGCTGCTCGAAGCCAGCGCCGAGGTTGACGGTGTCGACGAAGCGGACGTTCGACTTGAACTCCGCGGTCTCGAACAGCCGGCGGGCGATGCCGGGGGTCGTGAGCGCCAGGAGCTGGCCCGGCTTCACGCCCTTGTTCGCGACCTTGTTGACGTCGATCATCAGGTTCGACAGCGAGATCGCGCCACCAGACGAGTCGACCTGGTTCAGCCAGATCGAGTTGGTGGACGCGTCGATGCCCCCGATGGTGTTCGCCGAGGTGGACACGAGGTTCTGAAGACCCGCGTCCATTTCCTTGGTCGCGCTCGCCTTGTTGTTGCCCGAGCGGGAGATCTTGTCGCCGTTCGACGTCGTCACCGACGCCGTGAACGTGACAACACCAGTCGAGTCGTTGACGTCCTGCACGGTAGCGGCCGAGGCCGAAGCCGTCGGGTTCGCAGTCGTGCCGATGTCGACCACCATGCCGGGGTAGATGAAGCCCTTGATGACGGCCTCAGCGGACGCGAGCGTCTGGTTCGCAGACGCAGCGCCGGTCGGGATGGTGGCGATGACGCCGTCGCCCGAGCCGTAGATCTGGCGGGCGAAGTCCATCGCGACGTCGTTCTTGATGCCGCTCAGCTCGGCTTCGTACGCGCGAAGGAACGAGCCGACGTTGCTCTTGGTCTTCTGGAGGGCCTGACCCGAGACCTGGATGGTCGCGTAGTGGTACTTGAGGTCGTAGACGGCCTTCTTGTAGACCTGGTTGCCGGTCGCCGGCAGGTTGTCAAGCTCGTCGCGCGAGCCGATACCCGAGCTGCGACCGGTGTGGAGGGCGATGACTGCCTGGAGGCCTTCGAGGTCGACGTGCTTGCTGTCGAGCTGAAGGATCTGCGTCACCAGAACCTCGTTGTTGAGCTGCTCGTTGACGGTCCCGAGGTAAAGGTTCTTCAGGACGTCGGTGAGCACGCTCAGCACTGCACCGTTGGATGCCATGAGTGTGGTTGCTCCTCAGAGGAACGAGGGTGGACAGGAACGCCCCCGCTCGGCGGATTGCGGGGAGGAGCTACCGGCTAGATGTCGAGCGTGTCCATGCCCGCGGCGCGGAGAGCCTCCATGGCGATGTCAGTCGCCTCTTCGAGGTTCTTCGGCTTGTGCGGTACCTGACTCGTGTGCGCGCCACCCGCGATGGGGGCGACCGGCGAGCGCTCGGCCTCCTGCTTGGAGGCGAGGTACGCCGAGAGCACACGCTGCTTCATTGCGTCGTAAGCGCCCGCCGCGGCGAGGAGGTTCCCGCTGTGCGCGAGGGAGAGATCGGTGATCTCCTTCAGTTCCTCGTCGGAACGACCCTGCGCGAGAAGGACTGCCTCCTGCCGGGCGAACTCGCCCGCAACTGCAGCCTCGTGCTGCTCCCGCTGGAACGCCTCCACGCGCTGCGCGAAGGACTGCTCCATCTGATCGAGCCGGGCCTGGAGGGCCTTCTGGTGCTCGACGAACGGGGCAAGCTCGGGGTAGTCGGACAGCTCTTCCAGGTTCGGAACTGCCGGCGCGCTCGGCGCGGCGGGGGCGACCGGTGCAGTCGGGTTGAGCCCCCGCTGCTGCATCAGGTCGCTCAGCTCGCGATGGAGCTGCGCCCAGTTGTTCGGATCCTGGATCTGCCGGTACAGCTGTACGGCCTCCTGGAGGTTGTCGACCTCACCAAGGCCTTCGAGCTGCTTCTTCTCCGCGGCCAGCGTCTGCGTCTTGCGCGTGAACGCAGCCTGAAGCTGCTGCCACGCCGGACGAAGCTCGGCCGGGAGAGAATCGGGGTTGAACATGCCATCGTCGAAAGTGTCCACCGGGGTCTCAGGAGCAACCGGCGGTGCCGGCGCTTCGGGAGCCTGCGGGGCTGCACTGGACTCGTTGCTCTCCCCCTGGGGAGCTGAGGGCGCGGCAGCCTGCTCGACGGCCGGCGCAGGAGCGAAGAGACTGGGCGTTGCCGCCTCAGCCGCTGCGTCTTCTGCTTGAGCCGCTTCGAGTGCTTCCACTGCGCTCTCGAACGTCATTTCGGACAGTGGTATCTCCTTGATTGGTGGAGTGCTTACGCCCTGCCGGGTGGCAGTGCAGCCTGCTCCACGATGTCGGCGTCGATGATCTCCGCAGCCCGGCGCTCGGCCAGCTTGATGGAGCCATCGACGTACTCGGTCATGAGAGCGCGAAGCTCTTCAGGTGCGGGGAGGTGGTGGTAGTGATCCACGCGGTTCCCCTTGTCGAGCCCCGCCGCGCGGTCGAGCTTGTCCGTGAGGACTCCGACCAGCGTGGTTAGCTCGGCGATCTTCGCGCCCTTCGCGTCCTGCTTGAGCAGGATCAGCTTCTGTCGGATGACGTCGAGCGCCATCCCTCGGATCTCTTGCGCCTCGTCCACGAACGCGGACGCGGCTTCGGCGACTTCCTCGACGGAGGGCGGTCCGTTCTTCGCCCACTCATCACGCCAGCGACGGAGTGTGTTCTCCGGGATCTGAGCCTCGCGCGCGGTGCGCTTGACGTTCCCGTCGTTCGCAGTCAGGACGACGTACGCGCGAGCCCTATCCTCGTCGCTGTACGTCGCCCTAGCTGCCACTCTTCGCCGCCTTCGGCTGCGGCGCACGCATCTGCTTCAGGCGCTCCTGGTGATGCTCGTTGGTCTGCTGGACCTTCGAGGCAGCGAGCGCCGTCTCGTGCGCGGCCTTAGCCATCGCCATCTGGTGCTGCTCCTCGGCGTGCGCCATCTGCTGCATGCGCGTGGCGTCGTCGAGGTGCGTGTTCGCGGTCTCCTGCGCGGCGGGCTTCGTCACGTCGTCCGTGACCCACGTGTCGAGCGGCGGCATTGCCACCTCTTCGTCCGTCACCTGGATGCCGGCCTTGCGCAGTACCTCGCCTGCGACGGGCACCGACGTCGTCGCCTTCAGGTTCATGGAGACCTTCGGCGGCTCTGCCGGCGTCTGCATACGCAGCTGTATGAGCCTGTCGTACGTCGCGTTGTAGTGCTCGAAGAAGCGCTGCTGCGCGTCGAACGGGAGCTGCTGGAACTCCTCGCTCACCATGTACTCGCGGTGCACGCGCTCGTGAACCTCCGCGTTCTCGAACGCGAGCGGCTGCAGCGCGGCCTGTGCGACCTGCTGCTGCGCCCACTGCAGGAAGTGCGCGGGGTCAGTCACCCGGTCCGGCAGGCCGTCGCCGTTGGGATCCGCATTCGGATCCGCGACTGCGGCCTTGGCCTGCTCAATCGCGAACACGTTGATCGGCTGCCCCTGAATGAGCATGTCGTGCTCGCGGAGCGCGTGGTCCTCGTCGGCCTCGATGCGCGTCATGACGCTGTTCATGTCGGCCATGTCGAGGAACTTCAGCGCCGCCTGCCCGTCGATCAGTCCGTGCTCCAGCAGGAACTCGATCCGGGCCTGCATGCCAGCGCGAGTGCGCGGAAGCCCCGACCCGGCGACAGCGTGGAAGGAGAATCCGCCCTTCAGGTCCGCGGCCAGGAACTTCCGCGCGGAGAGGGAGCCGTTGGCCCCCTTGATCCTGATGAGACGCGGCTCGGTGTAGTACTGCTGCGCGAGCTGCGCGATGAGCGAACCGGCGCGCACGAGTGCCTCCTCCAGCCGGCGGATCGGCGGGAGCATGTCGTCGGACGCGGTCTCCTGGATCAGGTCGATGCCCTCACCGCTGTCGATGCGCGCGGGGAGCTTGTCCCGCTGCGTCGGCAGGGTGTTGTAGATCTCGTCGATGGCCTGAGAGATCTGCGCGATGTGCTCGAAGGCCCAGCTCGGAAGGTTCGGCACCTGCCGCCATTCCGGCTTGAGGCCCGCGATGGGCACGTACTCGTTGACGCGCCCCGGCTCTGCGGTCATGCGCTGCCGGAGTGAACCGACCGGCGCGTCGACCTGCGGACGGAGCGTGAGGTCCTTCCACTCGACGAGCTGCGAGATCGAGCGGTTCAGCTCCAGCTGGAGCGAGCGCGCTTCGGTCGTCGGCGGCAGGTCGAGCGGACCCTCGGTCGACTCGTGCCCGGGGAACTTCACGAGCGGCAGCTCGTTGAACGGGAACGGCCAGTCGCCCTCGTAGAGGATCTCGTCGGGATCCTCGGTCCAGACGACGTAGCGCCCCCGCGGCATCGCCGGCTGCGGGCGGAAGTACCCGCAGAAGACGCGGCGGACCGTCTTCGGCCGCTTGTCCGTCATCTTCTGGTACATGAGCGCCGGCTGGCCTGAGATCGGGATGGCGTCGGGGCTCGTGTCCTTGCCCCAGCGCGCCTTGATCTCGTCCGGCGTGAGGTTGTGCGTGATGATCGCGTACTTCGCCTCGTTGAAGCTCTCGGCGGCGGGGTCGATGAGCACGTTGCTGCCGGGCAGCGCCTTCACCGAGATCTCGCCCTCGTACGTCGTCTTCACGACGTGCTGCAGGGCCATGTCCGGCGCGACGCCGTGCTGCTTCGCGGCCTCCATCACTTCCTCGACCACCAGCTCCGCGAGCGGTCCCTCGATGGGCGCTCCGGTGTTCGGGTCGAGCACGTGCCGCATCGGCTTGCCGGCGAACGGGTCGTACGTGATCTCCCAGTACCCCTGCGACAGGGACGAGAAGAGCAGCGAGCGCTGCAGCTCAGACGTCAGGTCAAGCTCGCGCCAGAGGTGCTCGTAGAGCCCCTCGGCCAGCTGAGCCGCCTTGTGATCGTTGTCGCTCGCCGAGTCCGGCGTCGCGTAGATCGTCGGCTTGTTCTTCGTCATCTGAGCGATCCAGCGATGGACGCCCTTGCGGATCTTGTTCTGCTTGAGCCGCACCTTGTAGCGCGGCTTCTCACCGTCTTGGACAGGTAGCGACTCGACGCGGTTCGTCTGCCGGTTCCAGAACACCCACTGGTTGCCCTTGTAGAACTCGACGTTCTGCGCCCACTCGCGCGTGTCATCGACGCGAATCAGCTCGTCGGCCTTGCGCCGCTCCTTGAGGCTGCTCGCGCTCTTGATCACTGAGGACAGCGCGATGTTCTTCGCCTTCGACGACTCAGAGCCGTCGCTGTACCGCTGCTGGTACGCCTGATCCACGTCTCACCTCCTTAGTGGTCGCCGTGAAGTTCTCGGAGAGCTGCTTCCAGCTCGTGCACGTCGATGAGGCCGTTGTCGTGCATCGCGCGCACGTCCTCTTCCTCTTCGTCCATGAACGGCGGGATGTTCGCGATGACGGGCTGATTAGGGTGCCCCTGCGCCGGCACTGCCGGCAGCGGCTTCACACCACCCGTCATGCGCAGGTACTCGATCTGCTCTACGAGCTGCAGGACGCTCATCTTCAGAGCGTCGACTTCGCGCGCGTGTGCCTCTTTGAGGTCAGCGATGCGCGCCTCGTACACCTTGCGGACGTCGAAGAGCACTACCGCGGCTTGATCGTGAGAACGCCGGCAGCGAGCACGACTTGGTAGCCGGAGGCCGCGGCGACATCCATGATGCGCTGCAGCTCCAGCTGCGAGAGGTTCGCCGACGGGACCGTGGCCTGAGCGCCGCTCACCGTGTACGCCGTTGCGCCGTGGTTGTTCTTCAGATGGTTGTCCATCTGCGAGCTGATGGCCATGGGCCTCCTTTCGTTAGGCCTCCGACCCGAGCACCGGGTGGTACGCCTGGCGGTCGCGCATCGCGATCAGCTGCAGGCGGGCCTCCTCCTGAACGGAGGACGGGGTGTTGTCGTCGTTGAAGTGGGACGCGTGTGGCAGCGTCGGGAGCAGCACCCCCGCGCGCCCGAGTGCGATCTCTACGGCGTCGAGGAGGTCGTCCTCCTGGTCAGTCTTCGCGCCGTCGAAGTTGATCCACTGCTCGATGAAGTCGTGCTGCGTCTGGTGGATGCGGACCTTGCCGATCTTGAAGAGCGGCGACATCGCGATGATGCGGTCGTTCTTCTTGCCCTTCGAGAAGACGGGCACCACGGGCGGCAGCCCCTCCAGTCGCGCGGCCATGTCGGCCAGCGCACGCTGGTACGCCTGCGCCTCGATGCCGATGCCTTCCGGCCGGTACTTCAGGAACCACTCCTGGATCTTGTCGAGCTGGTCCGGGAACGGCAGCCGGCCGACGAACGTGTCGAGCAGGAACGCCTGCGACCCGTCCTTCGTGATCCCGATGAGCGCCATGGCGAAGTGATCCGCCGTCTCCTTCTGCGAGATCGCGGGGTCGACACCCATGAACATGCGCAGCGCGAGCCGGCCGTCCTTGTCCTTCGGGACGCCGATCATGTCGACGTTCGGGTCGAACTTCTTGCCGAGCGTGTAGTACTTCAGCCACTCACCGAGCAGCGTCAGGCCGGTCATCGCGTCGAAGCTCGCGAGGTACTCCTGCGCGAACACGACGGGGTGTAGGTTCTCGCGCGCGTAGTCCCACTCGTAACGAGGGAAGTACGGGTTGTCGATGCTCGTGTACTCCACGCGCATCTGGTGCACGTCGACAAGCGCCTTCGCCGACCAGAAGACGTCGTAGAACCAGTTGCGGCCCTGCGGCGTCGTGGTGGTGATCAGGAGGCCGAGCTTGTCCGACAGTGCCGGCCGGACGACGTTCCACGCCTCGTTGTTCGGCAGCATGGCGGACTCGTCGATCCAGAGGATGTCGAGGCCTGCGCCGCGGAGGCTCTGCGGGTCGTCGGCCGAGCGCACTTCAACGGTCGACGTCGTCGTGCCGTCGGGTGCGAAGAACGTGAAGAGCTTCTCGGTCTTGTTGTAGTCGTAGTCCTTGCCCTTGATCAGCCCCGCCTCGTTGATGACCTCCAGGAACTTGGAGAGCTGCGGGCGACCGAGCTTGTGGTCCTTCGCGAGCAGGTAGATCCAGAGCGGCCTCTCGCTGTCCTCGCCGTGCGCGTCCCGGTGGAACTCGCGCGGGTGCAGCGCGTAGAAGAGAACCTCCCACGCGGCGCTGTGCGTCTTACCTCCTCGCCGGCCGGCCACAAGGTGGCGGAAGCGGACGAGCTTGCGGAGGCCGTCGTACTCGTCACTGGCCGCGTGGAAGACGGCCTGCCACTCATGCGGGCGGTAGCCCTTCGAGAGGAACCAGTACAGCTTGACGGGGAAGTCACGCGCGAAGCGTGGGAACCACTCCTTAGCGACGTTGTCTGCAGTGTCAGAGCCCCCGGCGAGGGTCGAGCGCACGCGAATCACGCGCATCACCTCCTCGACGAGGGCTCAGCTACACAGGAGCCGTCGGGATTCCGTTAGGGAACGAAGGGTTCAGAGGCATCACCCCCTTCAGGGCGAGCCACTGCCCAGCCCAACTGACTGTTCCACGGCGCTTTCGCGCACGTCATCAGGTGGTCAGGCGTCTGCTCGTGTTCGCGGCAGTACCGGCACTTAGGGCCGGGGGTGACCGTCATTCGGGCAGGAGAGCCAGTAGTACCGGAGGCGGGAGCCGCAGCTCGGGCACCTCCAGTCCTTGCGGACAGCCTGGGCGATCTTGCGCCACCCAGCGCGGGTTCCGTCCTTGACGTTGACTTGCACAGCTAGCTGATCCGGTAGGCCTCGACGCGGTACGTGACGTTCGTGTTCGCGCTCGTGACGACGCGCCAGCGCCGGTACTTGCGCGCCACCGGGTTCGACAGGAAGCTGACCTGCGACTGCCCCGCGCTCGGCGAACCGAACGTGCGAGTCGTGGTCGAGATCGTGTCGCTCGCGTCGGTGATGTAGCCGACGTCGAACCAGCGAGCGTTGCCGTCGGAGACGGACAGATCGTCCACGGACGCCTGGATCTTCCAGGTGATCGTGGGAGTCGCGCCGACCGCCTCCGCGACGAGTTGGAACGCAATCGCGTTGTAGGAGTTGATCTGCACGCCCGCGTGCGTGTTGTTGCCGGTCTGCGCAGACGCAGTCAGCGGGATCAGTTCGTACATGCTCACCTCCTAGATGTAGTGTCGTCCGCCGTGGACAGCGGGGTTGAACGTGGGAGCAACGCCTCCCTGCGGAGTTGCCCCGCCGAAGGCTTGCGCCGACGGCACGCCGTTGATCTGCACGACCGTCGGGCCGGGGATGATCGTGATGGTGCCGAACGCCTGCGCCGAGAGCACGCCGCTCACAGTGAAGCGCTGGTTGCCCTGCGGCACCGCGAACAGCTGCGCGGACCCGAGGCCCGTCACGGAGACGGTGCGGTTGCCCGGCAGCGGTGTCGGCGTACCGAACGACTGCGCGGAGCCGAGGCCCGTCACGCTCACCGCTTGACCGCCGCCCGTCGTGGTGACGGTGGGGCTGCCGAACGCCTGCGCGGACGAGACGCCGACGACAGTGAACGCGATGTTCATGCGCGGCGCGGCGAACGCCTGCTCGGATGCCAGTCCCGTGATCGCAACCGTGACACTGCCGGGCAGCGCGCTCGGGGATCCGAACGCTTGCGCCGAAGGCACGCCGTTGACGGCCTTCGTGATCGCAGTCTTGATCGTCGGCGAGCCGAAGGCTTGCGCCGAACCGAGCCCCGTCACGCTCTTGGTGACAGGACCGGGGACGATGGTGACCGTGCCGAAGGCTTGCGCCGACGTGACGCCGTTGACGGCCTTCGTGATCGTTGCGAGGATCGTCGGTGTGCCGAAGGCCTGCGCGCTTGCGACGCCACCGACACCGAAGGCGATGTTCGCCTTGATCGTGCCGAACGCCTGAGCGCTGCTGACCCCGCCGACGGCGACAGTGACGCCGCCAGGGACGGGGGTGATGGTGCCGAAGGCCTGGGCGGAAGAGACGCTGCCGACTGCGATGGTCTGCGGCCCGGTGGTCGTGTCCGCGAACTCGCGGTCGAACCACGCAGCCGAGAGCATCTCAGGGTCGAACCAGGCGTCGCTGACCAGCTCGGCGTCGAACCAGCCGAGTGGTCCGGCCATTACCTAGTCAGGGTCGCGCGGACGAGCTTGATCGTGTGCGAGGCGGACGTGCCGCCGTTGTAGCTCGCGCCAATCACCGTCGGCGTGGTGGAGTCGAAACCAGCCGAGACGGACGTCAGCATCTGGTACCCCAGCGTGCCGTTCGAGTGCAGACCGGTAGAGGCGAGGTTGTGCTTGAAGACGGAGAAGCCCGCGAGGACGGCCGAGGTCCCCGACCCGACGGAGCGGAAGGAAACCTTCAGCAGCACGTCCCCCGTGTCCGCCGCTGCCGTACCTGCTGCGAACGTGAACGTGTTGCGCGCGGTGTCTGCAGTGGTGCCTGCCGTGCCGAGTCGGATGTTGATGATTGGCGTGGCCGTACCCGCCGCGGTCTTCGTGATGTCGAAGACCATCTCGTAGGTCGTGCCGACCATGAGCCAGCTCGACGGGATCGTGAGGCTGGAGCCGGCAAGGTACGTGTCCGCCGCGAAGCCGGTCTGGTCGGCGGTGCTCGCATTCGCTAGCGCCGTGGAGACGAGGCTGGCCACCTTGAAGAAGCCGGTGCTCTCGGTGAACTCCAGCATGTCGCCCGGCGCGAGCGTGGCCTTGTGCAGCTGGTAGACGGTGCCGTTCGCGTTGTACTGCACGGTCACATCACACGAGGTCGCCGCATCACGGTTGCGCACCGTCATCGTCTTGAGGTTGCGGACCTTGCCGGAGGCCGGCGAGCCGAGGATGTCAGTCGTGGTCGCCGCCGAGATCGCGGTGTTCTGTTTGTCAGGGGTGACCGCGCCAGTCGAGTTGTCACGATCAGCGTAGGAGGCGTGCACGTCCACGGTCGCGGTGCTGCTCGTGATGAGCTGCAGCTTGTCCGTCGTGAGCGCAAGGTTGATCACTCGCTATCACCTCCTCAGCGCGGGGTTCGGGAACTGCGAGAAGTCCTGGTTCTTGCTCGCGATGCCAGCGAGCGCGGCAGGGTCAGCCGTGTACGACGTGCCTGTCAGCGTCAGGTCGGCGTTCGTGACCGTGCTGTCAGGTTCGGGAGAGTCCGAACCGACGAGCCGCCAATACGCCAGGAGGTTCGACGGGTGCACGCTCGGCGGGGATGCCCCGCGCGCGAGTGCAGCCGCATCCGAGCTGCTCAGTCCGACAGTCCACAGGCCAACGTCCGCACACCTTCCTGCTCCGAACGACAGAGACGTGTGCGGTTCCTGCATAAGCGTCAGCGCATCGTTCGCGAAGTTGCCGTACGTGACGGCCTCGCGGAAGTTCTGCACTGGCGTCTGAACCGCGCCGTCCAGGTAGTAGGTGAGCTGCGGTGTCGCCCTGTCGAAGACGAAGCAGTAGTGATGCCACGCTGCGGCCGACGGGGTGGCGAACGAATCGAACCAGTAGTGCTGCGTGCCGGTGATGTTCACGGCCATTGCGATCCCGAATGGGGCCGCGGGCGTGTTGTTCTGCGGCTGGACGAGGAACGAACTACTGTGGTCGATGTCGCCGTAGTTGAGCATCCCCGCGCCGTTGAGAGGCGTGAACGAGTCCCACCAGTTCCACAGCGCGACAGTCACGATGGACGCACCGGACAGGTCCAGCGTCGCCGTGAGCTTGTCGCTCGTGCCGTTGAACAGCCGGGCCATGCCGGCTGCCTAGAGCTTCGCGATGAACGGGTTCGAGTTCTGCCACTGGATGGTGATGTCGCCACCATTCGGCGTGACAGAGAAGCCGTCGATGTAGAACAGGAGCGGCGACGTTGCAGCTGAGCCCGTGTCCTTGAAGACGACGAGGGCGTCGATGGCTGCGCCGGCCGTAACGGCAGTGAACACCGCGTCCGCGGCGTCGAAGCAGCCGGGGTCGGAGCCGGCACCATTCGCCGCCTTCGAGCCGAGCGTGACGTCGGTGACGATGGCCGCCGGCAGCGAGCTGGCGAACTGGTGCGACTGCGCGAAGGTGTACGCACTCGTGCGGACGAGGCGGACCTTCACGGTCGTGCCCGCCGACGTGATGTCGCCGAGAGATGCCTTCCAGAACTCCTGGAGCGCGAGGTTGTAGTGCGCGGAGGCCATTTAGAGCGTCACCACCTGATGGTTCGAGTGGAGCGCTGCATGCTCTTCCGCGCTGTACTCGCGCGAGAGCTGCCCTTCCGCGTAGCCCCGGACGATGAAGCGGTCCGCAACCTCGACCGGGATGTCGTACTGCTCGCCCGCGACGAACTCGTCGACCGAGGCGATCATCCGCACACGGCTCACCGGTCCGCGCCGGAACATGCTTAGAAGGCCCATAGCCCCCCTTTCGGGTCTAGTGGTGGTGGTGATGGCGCGTAGCGAGAACTGCGGGGTTGAACCCCGCGCCCGCGCCTGTCACGGTGATGCTGTTCGACGACGCCAGGGAGGCGTTGCCCCCTGAGTTGGTCGCGGTGACGGTGCAGCCAATGGCCGCGCCGACGTCACCCGCCTGCGTCGTGTAGTTCGCGCTCGTCGCGCCCGAGATGTTCACGCCGCCCTTCGTCCACTGGTAGGTGAACGTCGGGTTGAATCCGGTCATGCTCGTCCAGGTCCCGTTCGAGACCGCGAGCACAGAGCCGGCGGGCGTCGGACCGGAGACGGTCGGCGCTGTGACGTTCGTCGGAGCGGGCTCCGTGATCGTCGCCGTGACGTTCGAGTTCGCGGGCGTCGAGCCGAAGCCGTCTGTGTCAGTGACGACGCAGCGGATCTTGCACCCGTCATCGGCATCGACCAGCGTGTACGTGCTCGCGGTCGCGCCGGGGATGTTCGAGTACGTCCCGCCGCCGTGGTTGTCACGCTGCCACTGACGCGTGAACGTCGGGGAGCCGTCGTCCGTCCAAGTGCCGTTCGTCGTCGTCAGGACCGAGCCG